AGATGGCAGCAACAATAACATCAGAATCAGCATGGAACGAGAGGCGCAATCCGAATCTGGAAACGATTGTTGGCAGAAGGCAATATCCAACTCCAACGTGCCACAACAGCAAGGAGGGAGCGTTTCCATCGGAATACAACAGAAATACACCTTCGCTAGCGATTTACGCTGGTGGGAAGTTGAACCCAACGTGGGTAGAGTGGCTGATGGGGTGGCCGCTAGAGTGGACAGACTTAAAGCCATTGGAAATGGACAAGTACCATTGTGTGCAGCCACAGCCTGGAGAATCCTGAGTGCATGAAGTTTCATTGAAAATTCATTCAGTTGAAGACCATAGACATCGCTGTGAAGTCTCGCAAGTGTTACGCTGGAGAACAGAAGACAGGAACAAGGCTATTGAATACCTAGCTAGGGTTAGAAAAGCTAGGGGTGATGTAGTAGCAGACAAGCTAGCCAATGACTGCAAAGAACAGTGGGCTAAGGGAAACAGAGGGATAAAGGGAGATTGGCGTTGAGAGCTTACCGAGTAGATGGAAACCAGAAGGCTATTGTTGCTGCACTGCGAGAAGAAGGGTTTATTGTCCAGCATCTGCATAAGGTTGGGGAAGGCTGTCCAGACTTGCTTATAGGTCATAGTCATAACGGAAGGCGTTATAACGTACTACTGGAGATTAAAGACGGGGATGGCAAACTAACGGCACAGCAGGTTATTTGGCACGCAGGATGGAGAGGTCAGGTTGCTGTGGTAAATAATGCAAAAGATGCAATAAAAGCGGTGTATGACCATTGCAAAGGCTAAAACTATCGGGAAATAGTAACTGATAGAAATATTTATGTTGCACTTGGAGAATACTATGCTATAGTTCTTTCACAGCAGCACAATATCAATCACTAGGAGCTAAAAATGCAAAACGGATACTGGTACTTTGATGAATATGAAGACGATTGGGTCTATGTTCCATCAGCAGATGAATTGTCTACATGAAAACAATAAATCCCCATGAAGCCATTGACTACATGATTCGGCATTCTGCTGAATATGCTCAAGCTAAGGCTCAGGTTACGTACCTAGAGGAATTCCGTAAGAGCAAGAAAGCTATGCTATTTGCAGGAGCAATCGGGAATACTATTGCAGATAAAGACAATTTTGCGTACAGTCATCCAGAGTATCTAGCGGTACTGGATGGGCTTAAAGAAGCCGTAGAGAAGGCAGAAACACTACGGTGGATGTTGGTAGCAGCACAAGCTAGGATCGATGTCTACAGGACTCAAGAAGCATCAAATAGACATATAGATAGAGCAGCTCAATAAGAGGATAATATGAACGACACAAACATAGTGGATGATAGCAATTTAGCGCAATGTTGCTTCTGTGGATTTATAGACGATTGGGATGAGATACCTAAAGGCAAATGCTCGTTTACAGAAGATACTCTTACTGAGTGTCCTGAGTGCGGTGACGTAGACGGGTTTGCCGACTATGATCCAACGAACCTTGCTCGACAGCAGCGAATTGCCGCTAACCTTGCGAAAGTTAACGGATCAGGACATTGAGGAAATCGGTTTGCAGTCGTTCGGTAACCTATACTACTACTACCCAGACCAGATAAAACACATAGTAAAGCTGGCTCAGAAGCGGCTAGAGGGTAAAAATCGTGCGTAAAAGAGAAGCACAATACTTGTCAAAAGTTGCAGACATTGGCTGTATAATCTGCTATAGGGCAGGTTATCCCGGTACTCCTGCTGAGATTCACCATATCCGAGGCTTAGGTCTTGGGATGGGAGTAAGGAATTCGCATTACAACGTCCTGCCGTTATGCCCAACCCATCATCGAGGAAACTCAGGTTATCACGGCTTAGGCCGTAAAGCCTTTGAAAGAGCCTACGGTGTTACCGAACAGGAATTGCAATTACAACTAGAGGAATTGCTTAATGAAGAAGACCAAAGCAGCCAAGAAGGTAGCCAAAGTTATGCGTGAGTACGGCAAAGGCGAACTGCATTCTGGTAGCAAAAAAGGCCCAGTTGTTAAATCTCAGAAGCAAGCTCTTGCAATTGCTATGAGCGAGGCTGGTGTAGCTAAGAAAAAGGCTAAGAAATGAAGACCGGACTGTATGCTGCAATTCATGCTAAACGCAAGCGCATAGCCGAGGGTTCTGGCGAGAAGATGAAGAAGCCGGGAACTAAGGGCGCTCCTACCAAGGCTGACTTTAAGCAAGCAGCTAAAACAGCTAAAGGTAAAAAGAAATGAAGACCTGTCCTAAAGTCTGCTCAGACATCCAACTTAACTTGAAAAATCGGGATTGGGCATTTAAGAATGTAGGCTACGGCCCAGCAAATCCAGAGGAACCGGGTGATTTCTGGAATAAACGTGCTGAGGAATGGGCTACAACTCCAGATAATGCGCAGACAATGCACTGCGGTAACTGTTCTGCATTTATCCAGACTCCTGAGATGATGGACTGCATTATCAAGGGTATTCAGGGTGAGGAATCAGATGCTGAGACTTACGCTAACGAGGTGGTAGCAGAGTCAGAACTAGGCTACTGTGAGCTTTTCGAGTTTAAGTGCGCTGCTGATCGTAGCTGTTCTGCTTGGCTGGTAGGTGGCCCAATAACTAAAGCTATGACTGAGAAGCAGAAGAATATGCTCAGAATGGCTAAGATGGAAATGAAGGAAGAATATGGCAGCGGCATGGACGAAGAAGACGGGGAAGAATCCTAAAGGTGGATTGAACGAGAAGGGACGTAAGTCTTATGAGGCTGAGAATCCCGGATCTAACCTAAAGGCTCCCGTTAAGTCAGGAGACAATCCTAGAAGGGCTAGTTTCCTAGCTCGTATGGGCAATATGCCAGGGCCAGAGAAGAAGCCTAACGGTGAGCCTACACGCCTACTGTTATCCCTGAAGGCATGGGGTGCTAGCAGTAAGGCAGATGCTAAGAAGAAAGCAGCAGCTATTTCCGCTAGAAATAAGAAAAAGTAATACTAAATCTAGGCTCCGGAATAATGACTGAGTTAACTATATACATACCTACTTATAATCGTTTAAATAAATTAACAAATTGTTTAAGTGCAATTAAACATGATATTGCTGGTTATGAAGATAAGGTAATAGTTTATGTTTCCAATAATGCAAGTAATGATGGAACTAAAGAATATTTAGATAGTTTAGATTGGATTAAAGTTCGTCATAACGATACTAATTTAGGGTTTAGTGGCAATGTAATACATGGGTATAACTTGCCATTTGAGTCTAAATTTGTATGGATTATTGGCGATGACGATTATTTAATAGCTGGCTCAATAAGTGAGCTACTTGAATTAACTAAATGTGATGTAGATTATATTTTTTGCAACACTACTGCATTTGTAAATGAAAGTGAGTTAGAAGTATGGGGAAGTTATCCGAATATTCCCAAAGGAATTATTAAGGGTAAATACAAAGATTTTATAAATACTACTTTTGATAATTTAATAGATTTTCAAATAGCAGATACGTTGCTTGGCGAATTGATGGTTAATTGCTTTAGACAATCTGCGGTTAGATGGTCAGGAGACTTAAACCATCCAGATGAATTTGAGCGTACTGGAAGGCAAATGCAGCCTCATAATTTGCCATTTATTGAGTGTTTTACTAAAGAAACTAAAGCACTTTATGTACCGACACCAAGAACTTTTAATTTTTGGGGTTCGGCTGAGTGGTTAGACAATTATGATTATGTGTATCCAATAATAATGTTGTGGTTAATTAAAAAATACAAAAAGTTTGTTAGCAAAGAAAAATATGATGAATTGTTAAAAGGCTATTTTGTAATCATGCAAAAAAGTTTAGAAAGACAATTTTGCGGGATCAGTAAGGCACAGCCACTTCCAGAACATATTAAATTGATAATTTTAAATGAATTTGAAAATGCCCAAAATTCTTAACCTAGGATGCGGCAAAGACTGGAAAGATTATTACTTTAATGCAGACATATTGCTTAGAGTTAATCCTGACTGGTGGTGCGACATATCTAAGGTTGAGTTTGGAACTACTATCGATAGTCCTAGATTTGGCAAGGTAACAATAGAAAAGGAAATGTTTGAAAAAATCGTCGCAAATGACGTTTTAGAGCATATTCCGGATTTAATTAGTGCCATGAAGAACTGCCGAGACTTACTTAAAGTCGGTGGTGAGTTCGTTATATCTGTACCGTATGAGCTAAGTTTAGGTGCATGGCAAGATCCTACGCACGTACGTGCTTTTAACGAGAGTAGCTGGCTGTACTATACCGAGTGGTGCTGGTATTTAGGTTGGGAATCTGGCTTTAAGTTGGCAGAGCTTCAGTTTAAGTTGTCTGAATTAGGCTCAGGAATGTCTGAAAAGGGCGTTTCTGATGAGGAAATCCTTAGAACTCCACGAGCTGTAGACTCAATGAAGGTGACATTGTGCAAGCTATAGTTATCTGTACGGTAAAGAATCCCGGCGTAACGATATTGCTTGAAAGCATTAGAGTTTATGCGCCTACGATGCCTGTATACCTATTTGGCAACAGCTTAGATCTTTGGCATAAGGCTAAGAGTATCCTGCCTAATCTGGTATGGAGGCCAAACGATGCGACTAACTTTGGCGATGCTTACAATACGGCAATAGATTATGCCTTTGAGCATGGACGTTATAAATCAGTCATTGTGTCTAACGATGATGTTGTTATAACACCTAGTGCCATAGATGTGATGAAGAATGATTCGGAAATTCTGGAATCAAACGGCGTAAATGTCGGATTCTTAGGAGCCAGATCGGACTATGTATTGCCTGACCAGAACATTAGGTTCCCTGTAGAGGAAGATGAGCGAGTCGGATTAAAGTGGGAAAGCGAGTTTTACATTAAGCCCACAGGAGTCATTGCACCAATATTTGCTACCATTAGCAAGAAGGCATGGGACGCGGCTAAGTTCCCTAGCACGAATTGGTATTCCGATAATATAATATGCCATGACCTGCAAAAAGCAGGGTTTGAGCATTTCGTATCAAGGGCTTATGTTCATCACGCAGGAAGCCAGACAGTAAAAACAGACTTTGAGAAATGCCATGAGGAACCACGAGAGTGGATAAAGGCTAACAGACCGGATATATACGAGGGTATTTACGGCGCATGACACCTGAGAGGTAATGCAAAAATGGAAACAGAAATCAGTAAAGTAGAGGAAGATGCACGAATAGCTAACCTTACTAATATGGGTAAGGGAAGACCTAAAGGAACGGTTAACAAGTCTACTGGCATTGTAAGAGAGGCTATAGCTAACCTACTAGAGCGCAATGCTCCTAACATGGATAGATGGCTTAATGAGGTGGCTGATAAAGATCCTCATAAGGCATTGGACATTATTCAGAAGCTCTCTGAGTACCATATTCCTAAGCTAGCTAGGACTGAGGTAACAGGCGCTGGTGGTGGGCCACAGGAACACGTGGTTACATGGCAGAAGTAATCGAGATTGCCTACAAGCCAAGGGATCAGCAGCTAAAGATCCATGAGGCAGTAGATAACCACAGGTTTACGGTTGTAGTGGCTCATCGTCGTATGGGCAAGACTGTAAGCGCTATCAATCATCTGATAAAGGCTGCCATTGAGTGCAAGAAACCAAACCCACGATTTGCCTATATTGCTCCTACATACGCTCAATCTAAGCGTGTCGCTTGGGATTATCTGCTGGAGTTCACTCGTCCTCTTGGGGCTGTGGCTAATATCTCGGAACTTAGGGTTGATTTTTGGGGTCGGCGCATTAGTCTTTACGGCTCTGACAATGCTGATAGCTTGCGTGGGCAGTATTTTGATGGAGTTGTCCTTGACGAGATCGGAGACCAAAACCCTAAGATCTGGAACGAGGTTATCAGGCCAGCGCTAGCAGATAGGAATACTGACGAGGCTCCTACCTGGTGCTTATTCATTGGTACGCCTAAGGGTAAGAACCACTTTGCTGACTTTAGGGATAGGGCACAGACAGCGGAAGGATGGGCGTTACTTGAGTTCAGAGCCAGCGAGACAGGGATTCTTAGCGAGAAAGAACTCTGGGGCGCTCGTAAGGAAATGGGCGAAGACAAGTACGCTCAAGAGTTTGAGTGTTCCTTTAACGCAGCGGTTGAGGGTAGTTACTATGGTCAGATTATTAACGATCTCGAAGCCAAGTCTAGGATCACGACTATTGACCGGGATGACCTTTGCAAGTCTTTTGTTGCTTGGGATCTTGGTATGGGTGACTCTACTTGTCTATGGGTGGCTCAGTTGGCTGGCAAAGAAGTTAGGCTTATCGACTGCATCGAGAATCACGGAGTCGGTCTAGACTGGTATGTATCGTGGCTCAGGGAAAACAAGTACGAAGGCTTTGCACAGATACTCCCGCACGATGTGGAGGTAAGGGAGCTAGGCACTGGCAAGAGCCGCAAGGAGGTTCTTAACGAGGCTGGTCTTGAGATTACGGTTGCGCCTAGACTGTCTGTAGCTGACGGTATTCAGGCTGTCAGACGCTTGCTCCCACGTTGCTGGTTTGACCACAAGACCAAGCCGGGACTAGACGCTATACGCAACTACCGTAGGGAATACAACGAGAAGCAGCAAGTCTTTTACGATAAGCCGTTGCATGATTGGTCAAGTCACTACTCAGATGCCTTCAGATACTTGGCGATTGGGCTTGACGAGAGCGACAGTTCGTGGTCTTCAGACTTGCCTATTAACGCAAAATGGGTTGTATAATAAGCAAAATTCCTGTAAGGGCTTGCTATGAAGATGGATGAAGGCCAGATCAAGAGCATCGTCGAATCTGAGATTGATGACTCTATCGGATACATTGAGACAGAGACCGTTGAGGAGCGTCGTAAGGCGCTAGATTACTATCTCCGTAATCCGTATGGTAATGAGGTAGAAGGTCGCAGCCAGATTGTTACCGGAGAGGTAGCTGAGGCTATCGATGGTGCATTGCCACAACTTATCCGTGTCTTTACGACAACAGAGGATATTGTCTACTTTGAGCCTAAGACTGCTGAAGACGAGGAGTCTGCTAAACAGGCTACGGACTACTGTAACTGGGTGTTCTACCGTGAGAACGAAGGTCTACTGATCTTGCATAACTGGTTTAAGGATGCCCTGCTTGAGAAGGTTGGTATCGTTAAGTCGTATTGGGATGCCCAAGAAGATGTTATTAAAGAGAAATACAAGAACCTGACTGAAGATGAATTGGTCATGCTGCTGTCTGATGAGTCTCTTACAGTTGTAAGCCAGAAGGTCGAGATGATCCCTGCTGGCATGGATATGATGGGTATGCCGATAATGGCTCCATCGTATGACGTTACGGTCAAGCGGACAAACAAGAGTGGTTCTGTACGGATTGAGAACGTACCTCCGGAGGAGTTCCTTTC